TGCAGCGAGAAGAAAGTCCTTTTGTGCGAGATCAGCAGGTCAAATGAAGAAGTTTCCAAAGGCTGCAAAGAATCCAAACTCTAGACTACGGCAGGCCCGTAGAAGATGGAAGTGTTGATATGACAATGGCTGATATTATGGACGGCGGAGAAAATCCAGAAAGAACAATTCCTTCGGATCTAATCTTTTCCGAAAATGAATGGATTAATCTTGGTGAATATATACCTAGCCTTCCAAGGTGGAAGCCTGGCATAAGTCTTGGCGACCTTAACCCTGAGACTGCTAACTTAGTTCAAAGAATGAACCGCATAATAAACCCAGGGGAGACGGGTCAGCGAGATGGTCCATACGGCGGAACTGATTGGAACTCAGGCGCTGATGTTGTTAGAGATAAATACGGCATGTCTCCTATGCTACCAGGGCAAAGAAATGCAAGAACTCCTAATCCATACATGTCCAGCCACGGAGATCCTAATCCACAATATAGATATAACCAAGCTTTTCAAAATCCTGCTAATAGAGATAATGCATATGCTGCTTTAGGATCTCAAATAAATTTAAAAGCAGCCGCTAACGCTCCTGACGCATCTGTTCAAGGAATTTTAGATAACTTTAATATTCCAGAAACTGTTCAACAGTTTAGAGAAAGATTTGGAGGAACTAACCCTGACCCTTTATCTGTTGACGAAGGGATAGCGGCACTTGAAAATAATCCAAACAGACAAACGCCTATTGTAGGCGGAGATTTTCGTAGCCCAGAAGAACGTAAAAAATACGAAGACGAACAAAAACAAATAGCCGTTGATCAAGAAATAGAAAAAATAAGAAATAAAGCAAAAGAAGATAGAGATAAACAGGATCTCATTAATGAAATAAATAAAGATACAGCCGAACCTACAACAAAGTTAAATCCACCAATCGATCCAAATATAAATCCTCTTACGGGACAGCCTTACGATGGCGGAATTAATGTTGGCGGATTAACTCCAGAACAATTAAAAGAATACGGGCTTTCTAATGAAGCTCCCACTCAAGAACAAATTGATAAAGCAATATCCGATAATAAAGAAACTACTCCAGAAGAAAAAAATGCATTAGAAAAAGCAACAAAAGCAGTTTTAGATAAAAAAAACAAAGGAAGATTAGCTGACGGTAAAGACCCGCAAGTTGGCAGTGGATTTTGGAGCAACATTGGGATTCTTACAGGTGTTGCTGGCGGCATTGCATTATTAGAAAATCTTTTTAAGGGCGGATCTTCTTCTAAACCAAAAGGTGGAGTAGCCGAACTTCCGGGATCAAGTACGACTCCAGTTCCGGGATCAAGTACGACTCCAGTTCCGGGATCAACCACGACTCCGCCGGGATCAACCACGACTCCAGTTCCGGGTAGCGTAACTCCAGGTACTGCTAAAGAAGCTTATGATATAGCTTTGCAGGAGGGAGGGTATGACACTCTAAGCGAGAATGGCAAAGCTATGGCAAAAGGCCATGCTACTACTCTGCCAAAAGGCATCGTACCTAAATGGTTAATGCTTCTTTTAGGGTTAGGTGCTCTGCTTGGAGGTAACGAAGATTCAGATCCTACTTCATTGCAAGAAGCTGCAGAAAAAAGATCCTTAGAAGTTTACGGAAGAGATGATCTGTTTGATCCTGCAGGGCCATCTCCCTTGCAGCAACTAGACCCAGCTTTTAAAGACATAAAAACTTTTATGCCTGAAGGCCAAGTGCCTGATTTTAATCTAGGATACAAAGGTGTTCCTAATCAGTTGTATGCCAACTATGAAGGCACAGGGCCAGGCGGAGTGTCTGGACCAAGAGGCGTTATTCAAGAAAAAGCTTATGGCGGATTAATGTCTTTAGCTTCAGGAGGATCAACCTCGTACCCCAGAATGAACGGGCAGATTGCTGGACCGGGTACAGAGAAATCAGATGATATACCAGCCATGCTTTCTGATGGAGAATTTGTTGTTAACGCAGCAGCGGTCAGGGGAATTGGTAATCTGATGGGAAGAAAAAAACCTAAGAGCAAAGTAGATCAAAGACGCGAAGGAGCAAGAACCATGTACGCTCTTCAGAAAGCAGGCGAACAAGCAGCGAGGACAGCGTAATGGGTAATCCTTTTGAATCAAGTACAGAAATTGTTGACACTAATCAGCCTACTGTTTTACCTAGCGCGGAAAGACGATATTCTGATCCTCGCGTAGAGTTTGGCGCTAGTCAGATACTTGGTAGTTATTTTGGCGGCCCTGGCCAGCCCGGATTAATTGGTCAACAAATACCTGTACCAACAAGGCAAGTCGCAGGTCTTTCTGGCATGGAGCAGCAGGCCAGAAATGCGGCGGGTGGGCTAGGAGGTTTTGCACCACAGCTAAATCAAGCTCAACAGTACTACCAACAGAGCGCGATGGGCTACAACCCTCAGATGGCTCAGTCTTTTATGAACCCTTATCAGAACGCTGTTATTGACCCTCAGATGCAGGCAATACAAAGGCGAGGTGATACGCAAAGAAGGGACGCTAGAGCAGATCAAGTTAAGGCAGGCGCGTTTGGAGGATCAAGAGGCGCGGTACAGGAAGCTGAGATAAGAAGAGGCGTTGGCGATAGACAGGCTCAGGTTGGCTCAGACCTAGCTTACAAGGGCTACAATGATGCTATGACTAACTCTATGGCTGGGTTTGATGCCATGCAAGCAGGAAGAAGGGGTGCTGCTCAAGGCATTGCTGGGTTAGGTCAGCAAGGATTTGACATGTTGACCGGACAGATAGGCACGATGAATCAGCTTGGCGGCCAAGGAAGAGACATCCAAGACAGGGCGCTTGGCTATCAATATAATGCAGCAACTCAGATGGCTGATGAGCCTTACATGAGGCTTCAGAGAGGACAGCAAATGCTTGGCGGTTTAGCTCCTCTCATGCCTAGTTACACTTCTGGGTTTAATACAGGTCAGGGTCAGTATGGTTTTTATCAAGATCCAAGTCTTGCATCTCAGCTTGTTGGTGGCGCAATGGCCATCAACACTTTGTTTTAATTCTGGAATAAAGAATAGGAATAAAAATGAATCCTAATATATACAATCGACCTATGTTCCAGAACCCCCAGCAACGTGCTGGCGGTGGCATCATGGCTGGCGTTGCACCAATTAATATGTCTAATGGTGGCTCTACTTGGGGCGATGTTGGAAGCAGTCTTTATGATACAGCTAGTGGGTACGGTAACGCTGGTGCTGAAGTTCTTGGAGAGTACGGTAGAAATATTTATGACGGTATTAATATGCCATCTCCTGGAGAGCTAGGTTTTTCTGTTGATGATGATGGTATTGGTTTTGACTCAAGCCAATTGGGAGAATTTGTTGACGAACAATCCACTCCGTCAGATGGCGGTATACTTGGAATTGTAGATGGGGAAGAAATTACTGCAAGAGATGCGTTTAACTTCCTTGTTGTCGATAAGGATGATCCTGTGGATCTTGCGATAGCTTCTGCAAGCGTTGCATTGTTAGCAGTTCCAGTTGCTGGATGGGCTGCTGCTGGTGCTGCAACACTTGGAAGGTATGGATATAAAGGAGCTAAAGCTTTTAATGCTCTTAAAAAATTAAAACAAGGAGATGGTATATCTACAGGATTTGCTCCAAGTAAAGATGCAGGAACCATGGTTTCAAGATTTCTTAAAAGAAGAGTTTCTCCAACTAAAGAAAGTTTAGAAAAAGGGATTATAAAGAATCTGGTTCCCGTGCCTGGAGAAAGAGCCGCTCAATATCAAACCGATAGACTTTTAGGAGATCTTGGAGAAGGAGCTATAGATCTTGTAATACCTTCCGCACGGGCAGATCAAACCGCAGAGTTTGAAGATGCTCTTTCAGAAGAAGATAAAAATTTAATCTCCTTTTCTCAACAACAAGAAGGCGGTCCAGTTGAAACCGCTGGCATTGCTGCGATAGACACTCAAGATCCGCAAATAACTGACATGGTTAGAGAGGCAGAGACAGATGCCGAGGGCGGCATTGCCAAGGTAGCAAGAAGCATTGCGGAAGCAAGAAGCGATGAGTTTAAATCCCCAACTTTTAGAAGAGGCGACAAAGATTTAGCTGCTGTCACTAAAGAAGACTTGATAGATTCTGGGTATGAGGGACCAGATGCTCTGACCAATTACCTCAACGACATGAAGTTTGATGATGAGCTTGGTGAATATATCAAAGACATTGAAGCCGAAGGTAAAGCAAACGGCGGCATCATGAAATTAAAAAAGGGTAAGTTTATAGATTTTGCAGATTCTACTTTTGGAAAAGTAGTTGAGACGTATAAGAAGAGACAGGCAGCGGCAAAGAAAGCCCCTTGGAGAGAACAAGATTTGCAGCCTAAAGCCCCTAGTACGCGAACAAAAACCAATGGCTCAGACGATAAACTAGTGCTTCCAGATGGAGACACGGCAACTAAAGGCGGAGGCCGGTTTAAAAATGCTGCGAGGTATGGAACCGGTATGGTTATCGGTGGTTCTGCTGTAGCGTATAAACTTGCTGCTGATAATGCTGAAGAAAAATTAAGTACTGCAGTAACTGGGGGCGCATCAGCCGCAGAAATTGCAGCATTAGAAGCTCAGTTGGCAAAAGCTCAAGAAGATTTAGCAGCAGCATTAAAAGACAATACAACAGGCGACGATAACTCAGGCGACGATAAAAATTCTGGCGAAGGCAATCCTTTAAAGCAATTGTTTTCAAAGGTAAGGAAAGGATTAAGTTTTGATGATCCTCAGAAAGCTTTGTATATTGCTGGTCAAATGATGAAGCCAACAGAAGGATTTGTTCCGGTCAATGCATTTACTGTAGGTACTGAAGCAGGCGTGGCGTATGACAAGAATAAAGCTGAGATGGCTAGAGATCAAGCTGCTGTTGATCAAGTCGGAACTGATTTAGAAAGAGAGTTCTTAACATTAAAATCTTCTGCAGAAACATCTCTTGGTAGAGAATTAAAACCAACTGAAGCAAACGACTTATTACTATATGTCAGACAAGACATGCAAAGCAAAAAAGCTTTAATGACTTTATTTACTACGACCGCTCCTGATCAAATTAACAAAGATACTGTTGATCAATTAAGTACAAGTGCAGCAGCAAACTATATTAGAGGAATTAAAGTCTAATGCCTTATAAGCAACTAACAGATGGTAGTTACTTGCCGTATGAGCTTAACGATGATCCAAATGAAGTTGCTAGAAAAGTTAAAGAAAAAAATCTGACCATTAAAGCAGAAGAAGCTCAGTTTAATTATTTAAATTCTGACAAAAATAATCCAGCCACTGAATTAATTCAAGAAGACGTAAGCTTTGGCGGCAAGGTTGGCAGAGGTGCTCTCAATGGTCTTGTCTCTATACCAACAGAGATTGCTTCTACCATAGGGTATGGCCTTCAGTTAGCTGGAGAAGAAGAAGCTGGCGAAAGGATGGTGTCCAGAGCTAAAGCTGTTCAAGAAATGTATGCCCCTAACATCGAAGGTCTTGGGTTTGCTGCAGAGTTACCTAAAGCTTTAGTCCAGTTTGGCGTACCAGGTGGAGCAATATTAAAAGCTACAAAAGGAATTAGGAAAGGCGCTGGATTATTGCCTTTAGCGGCTGCTGAGTTTACAGTCGCGTCTCCTGACATGGAAACTTTTGGAGATTCTTTTCTTCCCGGCGGCCCAACTAAAACAAAAGACCTTCAATATCTTGATGGCCAAGAAAAAGCTTACGCAGCTTTAGAAAACAAAGGCAAGGTTGCTCTTGAAGGAGCGGCTCTTGCTTTGGGTGTTCCATTTGCTTTTGCTAAGACCGCGCAGATAGGGCTCCCCTTGATCTCAAAGACTGCTGCGCTGCCTATAGTAGGCGATGTTATTCGTGGGGGATTTACAGCGGCCAGAGAAACTGGAGCGTTTATAGGTAAGGGTGTTGATCAAATACTTAAAGAAAGCCCTAAATTAGATAGGGCTGCTGGTTCTCTTCGATACAGGGGTATGCTCCCAGATAAAGAGATGGCTGAAATTAGAGATGCAAGATCTCTTGAGTTTGCCTCTTTAATTCAAGCAAACAAGATAGCGTTAGACGATGCTCAAGATACTCTTGAGTATGTCTTTGGTAAAGGAGATGCCAACGGCATTACTTCTAAAAATATTATGGATGCTTGGGATAAGGCGGTCTTTCCTTCTGGAGAATTGCTTGATCCTAATGCAAAAAATTATGGCAAAGTCAGAGACAGTTTAGAATCAGATCAAATAAAAGCTTTTGAAACTCTTGTCGAAGCAGACAAAGCATACAACTTAACGGGAAAGAACTTAAACATTAACTCTAATGTTGATGCAATAAAAACTGACTTTAGTTTGTTTCGATCTGCAAAAAGAGCAAGAGAAACAATAGACAATTACAGTGAAGCAATACAGAAGCACCCCGATCTTCTGCCCAAGGGAGCCATGGATACAATCGGTGGGCAACTTGGTCTGTACGGAACAAGACAGTACCGGGCTTTCTTGGACAAAGATTATAAGCCATCAATTCAATTAGAAGAAAAAGCTATAGCCTCTGTTAAAGAAGCTAACAAAAAAAGTGGTAAGAATGTTACAGATGATGAAGCAAGAGGACAGCTTCAACAGCTTATAGAAAAGCCTGGGTTCCTTAACTCTTCTTTAAATCCAAAAAACCTTATTGAAGATTCAGTTCTTTTAAAAATGAACGATGGCATTTTAAAGGGAAGAACTTTAAACAGCAAAGCCATTAGAGAATATCTTGGAGAGTATAGCGGCAGAGATTATATCTCTCCAGAAAAAACATCTAGGTCTTTAGATGTGAGAAAAGCTGATGTTGCAGTAAAACTAAAAGAAACATTAGGCAGGCAGGCAGGCATCATAAGTAAAGGTAACTTCATTGATTACCTAGATGAGTACAATAAAAATTTACCGAAAGGAAAAGAAGTATTCAGAGATGTTCTTCCTGAAGGATCTGCTGGTAGTGGAGAGTATACAAAGTTAGCTGACTCTCCTTTCTATGGAAAGTTAAGAGGAAAGTTTGTTAAGAACGAGTATATTAATGCTTTAGAAAGAGACTCTTGGCAACCAACAAGTGTTCTAGGTTCAGGTTACGCTTTTTTCTTAGGGCTTAAAGGATTAAGCCAGCTAGGTAAAACTGCATACAACCCAGTAGGACAGATAAGAAACGTGACTAGCGCCATGGGTTTTGCATTAGCTAATGGCAACGTCCCCAATGGCCAAACAATGGCTGAATCTTTTTCCCTTGTATCTGCATCTATAAAGAATGAGTTTGGTAAAGATGCTACTGGGAAGGCCATGTTTGAAAAGTACAGCAGACTTGGTGTAGTAGGTCAACAAGCACAGTTAGGAGAATTAAACAGCCTGATTGATGAAGCTGCTGAAGCGTCTGGATTTACAGGAAAAGTATTCGGAAGCAAAGCTCTTCAAGGATACCAGAACAGCATCATGACCAAGCTTTACCAGGGTGGTGATGATGTCTGGAGAATCTTTAACTTCAAGACAGAAAGCCAGAAGATCCAATCCATGATTGCTGCTTCTGATATTAAAGGTAAGCCTTTCATAATGAAGGCCAGCACTCCAGCGCAAAGAAAAATAGCAGTTCAAGCTGGATTAGACCCAAATAGATTAGATGTCACCCAACTTTCAAAGAAAAAATTTAATGATTTTGTAGATGAAGAGGCTGCATTTATAACGAGAGATGTTGTTCCTAACTATGAGCGAGTTCCTGAAGCGATAAGGCTATTAAGACAAACTCCTTTAGGAAACTTTATTGCTTACCCTGCAGAAATAATAAGGACAAGCCTTAATATATTAGGTAGATCAATCACAGAGCTTTCAAGTGAGAATGCTTTGATGAGAGCTAGAGGGATGGAAAGGCTTCTAGGATTTTCTGCAACTACAGTGGGTATACCCTCTGGTATAACGGCGCTTGGGCATATGATGACAGGTTCTAATGAAGAGCAGCTTGATGCTTATCGAAGATCGGGAGCAAATCCTTGGGATAAAAATGCCTCGTTAGTTACTGTTGGGACTGAAGAGATCGCAGGTAAGACAGTAGTGACAGAAGCTATAAACTTATCTTACACAATGCCCTATGAGTATTTAGTTACTCCGTTTCTTGCGGTTCAAAATGCAATAGACAATGGCATAAGAGAAGAGAAAGATATTCAAACGATTGCATACAATGCAACGCTTGGAGATGGTGGAGTTTACGAAGAATTCTTCAAGCCATTCATGGGTCAGGCTATGATAAGCCAAAGAGCCATGGAGGTTATTAATGGAAGGACTGACACCGGGTATGAGATAGGTCCAGGAGACACAGCTCCTTGGGTAGATAAAGCTTTCTTTGGATTTTCTCACATTTTCAATGGGTTAATTCCAACGATTTCTCCTGCAGAAATTAATGCAGATGTACCACCATGGCAGCTAGGGGAGATAACTCCAGGCGGTGAGCCTGCCAGCGCAAAAAACTTTTATGGAATATCAAGAGCGCTTAACATTAAAGACCTCCCAACAGCGGCGCTCCAAGCTAGTGGGTTAGTTGATCCTAGGTACAAGGTTTCAAAAAAGAATCAGTTAGATTTGTACGGCGAAATGTTTGAAGCTATGTCTGGCATTAAGACAGTTAAAGTAGATATGAAAAAATCTCTGCGCTACAAGGCCATTGATCTAGCAAATAAAATAAATAGCGATGCTGGTAAAAATCTTAGAAAATTAGGCAGGACTAACGAGTACAGAAGCACAGAAGAATTTGAATATAATTACGAAAAGAAAATACAGCAGCAGATGAAGTTAGCAGAAGAGCTAAGAGTTGCTATGCAAGATGCAAAAACTTTAGGCTTGTCTCAGCAAGAGATAAACAAAATATTGTCAGACAACAAGGTGCCTCGATGGCAGAGTTTGGTTAGAGGTAATTTTGTTCCTTCTCTACCAAATCCAAACCTTTATCTTGATCAAAAAGATTTTGGCACAGAAAGAAATGAGATAAGAAACATTATAGACCAGCAACGTATGCGGGATATTTATGGTCAATATAGAGGCAGACCTTTGCCTGCGCTGCCTCCAGAAGTCCCGCAAGTTCCACGCACTCCACCGCCAGACTTGCGGGCGTTTCCTAGCTCAAGAGAAGGGACTAGAAATTCTCTTACACCTCAGTCAAACTCTGCCGGTATATCTGCGCTAAGACAAGCGGAGATGAATAAACTACTAGGAATTTAATTGATCCCTCAACGTAAGCGTAAGAGTAAGTACTTTGCAAAGAAGGTTGAGTACGATGGCATCGTCTTCGACTCTAAGCTTGAGGGTGCCAGGTACAAAATCCTGAAAGGTATGCAAGATCAAGGCTACATCTATGACCTTGAGGTACAGATACCATATGAGTGCGTTGTAGAGGGCAAGAAGATCTGCAAATATATATCTGACTTCAGGTATAAGTGCGGAGAAGATGTCATTGTAGAGGACACCAAGGGCATTATAACGGCAGTGTTCTCGTTGAAGAAGAAGTTAGTCGAAGCCCTGTATCCAGGGCTCGTTATCCAGATCATTGTCGATCCAAGAGAGTTACCTAGAACGGAGTATTATCCTCATCCATAACTTGTACCTTCTCTAGGTTATCGAACTCCCCGTCAAAGAAGTTTCTTAGTTTCTCCATGTCAGATATCCCAGTAAACATATAGTCTATCTTGGAGAGCTCACGCATCTCAGGGCTGCTGAAGTGCTTATCTCCTAGCTTATCTGCCGTGACATTGTAGAACGTAAAGATCCCAGCACGGTACGCCATGACATCATCAGTGCATTCCTCCTCGATGAGGTCTGCCCTAACAAGGTTGGGATTCCATCGATGATCCCGACACCCCTGCTTCTGCTCATCGAGGGTCAGGTCTTTACTGAATCTACTGCAGTGCCATGCTGCCTTATCGCTTTCCATATCAGGCTTACAGGAGTCACAGTTCCTGCAGTTAACTGATGGTGGTAAGCGATGGCCGAGGTAAGTACCCCTGTACTGTTCAGTCTCATTCTTCAACCGCCAATCAGTCTCGTTCAAACCAGCGCCGGGCTTGTCAGAAGAGATGATCCTCTTAGCTTTCTCTTGAGCCTGCTCCCATATCTCTGGATTGAAGTCGATAATCTCTGAATAGATCTGGCTGTTGTTCTTATTCATGACAACAACCATGGTCTTCTTCAGATCAAAGCACCCCATGTAGCAATGTATCTGCCACTGATATGTCTTAGACCATGCCTGATAATCCTCCAGCTTAACAAGCGCATTAAACCTAGTGTTGTTGGCTGACTTAGCCTCAAAGACAAGCACCTGTTCTGGGTCTTCATCAATCACTCGCTTAACAAAGCCATCACAACTCCCCCCGAAGTGGCCTCCCAAGTAGGATGCGCGGTACTGATCACCGTTACCATCTACTGCAGAGACATCGAACACATCAGTCTTCTTGATGAAGTGAACCAGTTGATCCTCGATGTGATTGCCCAGGTCAAACAACCTGAGCATCCTGCCCTCAAATGAAGACGGCAAACACCAGTGGAAGTCCATCCATATCTTTCGCTCATCATCACCACCGATCACACTCATCCCCATGTGACCCCTGAACCTATCGTTGTCTTCAGCTATTCGCTTATCCATCTCTTCAAAAAGTAACTCCGATGACATTCCAGTACCTCCCCTCTTTTCTTAGGTTAACTTTCTTTATCTCAAGCAGCGCCCCGCTGTCCACCATCTGGACTGCTGACTCAATGCTGTACGGAAGATCAAAACCTCTCGACATAATCCTCCATTTCTTTTCAGCTACCTCCCTAGGCTTACCCTTCATGGTCATCATGAGTGCGGTAGATCTAGGCCAGTAGTTTTCCTCAGTCTTAAACATGATCTTCAGGTAGTCATTACCGTTCTTTGATACAGCCCTTTCAGCGCGAACAAACTCCACTGCCTCTTGCACTTCAATGATGTCAGCTTCACCCAGCTCATCCGATAGCACATTGCCTTCTGCAGCGATGATTGTTTCAGATGCTCCGACCTCATCCTTAATAGTTTCAAGCTCTTCCGATACCGGAGGCAGTGGCTTGAGTGCTTCGCACTCCCTGCAGTTCTTATCATCTATGTCATTGACCGACAGACACTCATCACATATCCAGATCATCTCCTCATCGACAACCTCATCATCTTTCTTGTTACGCTCAGGTCTAGCGACATCGATACAGCCATGACGGCCCATGTTTCCACCGTAGTCCAGAAGCAAGCAGTCTTTCTTGTCTTCCCAGGGGCGCATACCCCTGCCACATATCTGAACGTATAGGCCAAGCGACTTGGTAGGTCTGAGCAATGCGATGCAGTCGGTACGAGGCGCGTCCCATCCCTCAGTCAGGACCGCAACATTACACAGTGCGCTTAGAGTGCCTTCTTCAAACCTTCCAAGGATATCTTCTCGCTCATCCATTGGAGTCTCAGCCGTCACGCAGGCCGCGCTAACCCCCTGGTTCTGCAGGAACAACGCCATCTTGTTCGCGTGAAGGACACTGACACAGAAGAACACCGTGCTCTTCCTGCCCTTCAGGTAAGCCTTCTCTAACCAATCGTTAATGATGGCATAGATGGTGTCATCTACGATGGCCAATGCTTCAAGGTCCGACTCTCTGTAATCCCCTCCCTTGAACTTGACCCTAGCCTTTGAGGCATCGATGACGGCATCGTTGTTTACCTTGAACGATGACAACCTGGATAGATAACCCTGCTTGATTAGCGAGGGGATGGTAGCCTTGTAAGCTATGCCCCCAAAGAAGTGATCATCCATACCATAGATGTACCCCTGCCCCATACGGTAGGGCGTAGCAGTTACACCCATGATCTTGGGGCAACCTATCTCTTCAAAGTGATCGATGATCTTTCGGTATCGGCTGCTCATCTGGGGACCAACATGGTGGGCCTCATCGATGATGATGTAGTCGAATGGGTATGATTTCTCTAGCCGTTTCTTTGAGGCCAGCGTATCTCTACTGGCAACAACAATCGGCGCTGTTTGATTAAACTTCTTCAGGCTGGCCGCAAGGATTCCAACTGGGGCATCAGGCCACACAGTGAGTAGCTTATCAACTGCCTGGCTGATCAGTTCTTGTCGGTGAGCCAAGATAAGAAATCTTTTCTCTGGGTTATTAAGGTATAGCTCTTTGATCAATGTTGTAAAGACAACTGTCTTACCCGCCCCGGTAGGTAGTACGATGAGGGGGTAAGTTGTTTCTTCTTTAAACCAACAGTGAGCTTTTGCTAAAGCTTTTTTCTGATAGTTTCTGAGTTCCATAGCTAGAAAAAATCTCCTATGTTTGCACATTCATCGTCTAACTCTTTACGTTTCTTCAACGCTTCTTTCTTTATGTACCTCAAGGTCCAATCAACTTGATCTGGATCCACGGCAAAGATGAAGGCGTTGCTTACTGACAAAGACATAAGCTCTTGTACTAGAGTTGCGTTGTTTAACTCTTCCGTCTCATGCTCACCCATAAGTTCTTGAACGGCGGTCAGGAAGTCATTTATTTTTTCATCCATCCTTGTTCTCCATCACTCTTTCTGCACAGTAGTCCATTGCTTCGCTCATGCTAGGGCTTATCCCCAAGCACGGGTTACCGTCTGACTTCTGAAAAGCAAACCAAACTTCTTCTATCGGATCGAATTTAACTGTCATCTCTGAGTCCTCTAATTCCATTTTTATTCTCCGTAAAAAGATGGTGGATCACCAAAGAGAAGTACTAAGTGCTGTTGAGATTCTCTTTGGCGTTGGTTCAGGATGCCACCACACCCTGTAGGGTTACCCAACAGCAGTAGTCTTACCAGTTAACTGGCTGATTACCTTGTGGTGCCTGAGCTTGTGGAGCCTGGGCTTGTGGAGCCTGAGCCTGTGGCGCGGGAGCCTGAGCTTGCGGTGCTTGAGCTTGGGCTTGCGGTGCTAAGAAAGACTGAACCTTATTCTTATCCTTGTAGCCAGCCGAAACCTGCGTGGTGATGTTCGCTTGAACTGGTCTGTTCATAGCCTGACTCAACGTCTGGTTGTTGAGAGGTACAGTGTCCACATCAATACCAGCACTTCTCATGAAGGCTTTAATTCTACCCAAAGCAACCTTAGGGTTCGCGCCTGTCAGCACAAAGGTTTCAAAGACCCTTCTGTTCTGATGAGTCGGACCCATGATCGAGAACTCAACATCAACTCCTTCGTTTCCACTGCCGTATGTTTTTGACTCAAACTTAACAGCCTCGATGGTGTACTGACCGTCAGGTACGGGTGAGTAATCACCTGTCGCAGACTCATCAACGCCATCTAAATTAATACCACTATCTAATATACCCATGTTACTTAACTCCCTTCGCTAAAGTTGGTTGCGCTGGATTCAGCGCCGTCTTATATGCATTGATGAATGCATCCCATTCAAACGCAAGCTTGGGCGGAATATCTAATCTAGACTTCGCGTCAAACCCCGCTGAAAATTTAGTGTGCAATGATCGGTTACCGTAAGAAGTCGCACGGTTCTTTGAACCATCCTTATCTACGTTAACGTCATAGTTGGCGAACAGATTAAAGTCCACCCAATCTTTGATGAGATGGTTAACCTTCTTGTGGCAACGCATCTCCCAGCGATCATAGCCCTCGTTCGTTGGATCATTGAACGGCTTGACGGCAACGTGACTCAGCAAGATGACGTTCATCTTCTTCATGTTTACCAGGTGGTCAAGGTAGCCAAGCAGCTTAACGAACTCTTCAGCCACGGCGGTGAAACCTTTGCCGTACCCAGGAGTCTCAATGCTTTCCCACTTGTTCTTCTCGCACACATGCGCCTCGGCCAAGATGCTGGCAGCGTCTGTAGTGTCGATTACAACTGTACGAAAAGCGTGATCATCGTTAGCAAGCATTGCTAGACAGTTGACGATGTCGTTCCACTGCACACACAATGGAAACGCCTGAGTATCAATAAACTTCAAGCCATCTTCTGCTTGAATAAAGATTGCATCGTCTGCGTTAGCACCAAACGTACTCTTACCTATGCCATCTACCCCTTGGATATTGATCCGCACGGGCGGGTATGTTCCATCAGGTTCGGCATGGGCAGAGGTATTTCTTACAACGTCTTTAATAGACATCACTATTCCTCTTTAAGGTTGAATTTATCAAGATCGATTTTCTTGACGGTTGGATCGCCCAGCTTGGTAGCTAAGGCGGATGAAAAGACTTGAGCAGACTTAGGGTTAAGTAATGCCCAGTCCTTGTACTGTTTCATGTCAACCTTAAAGAGTTGCGAAAGGAATGGAAAACCTTCAACTTTCAGCAGCGATAATGCCGCGTCAATTTGTGATTGATTCCATTCGTAGGTTCGCTTGACTTCAAATGTCACACCCTTGACGGTGCGCTCACCACCCTGATTGGACAGTGGCAGGACTGAATCCTGCGCTTCTTGACACTCTAGTACTTGGCTAGATAATTTCTTGATCTTACTTTCAATTAATTTTTTCTGCTTCTTCGCAACGTCCAAAGCTTCTACAAGTTCTGCATATTTCATTTCGTTTCTCCTCTCCACAAAAATCAATCTACTCTCATGGAAAAAACATTGCAACTAATATTATATGTTTCTTTTTTGTCCTTTCGTTTGCATAAATAGTCTATCTTTTATATAGTCCCGAGGTACTTTTTGAAGGATGATCTAGATGAAGGGATTAAGAGAGGCAATAGAGGTTGAGTGGGACATGATGAACGATGAGGTAGATGCATGTGAGTGCCATTACATTGATGGTGTGTGCGTCGATTGCGATGGAGAAGAAGATGAGTAACGTAAAGACCGTAGATGATTTTGTCATCGAGAAGAATGTACCAAGAGTTAAGAGCTTTAGGTCACGGCCCGGTAAGTGGCAGAAGATCTTGAAGGCCATGGAGATTGAAGATAGCTTTCTCATCGATGAGACAGACGATGACAACATGAAGCAGATGAACGCTATCAGAGCAGCAGCTAACAGCCTAGGGTTCAAGGTAAAAGGGATTAAAGAGAGTGAATACAGTAGAAGGGTCTACCGGACTGCGTGACATGCGTCTTTTCCAAGCGGAGTTTGACGGGAAAGATTTAACGGGTGAGCAAAAGTCTGATTGGCTGCACGACTGTTGGGAGAATGGCTTACACATCATCCCCTGTGGTGCTCCATCTGAGATTGTTCCAGCCTACTTTCGTAAGCGCCATCCGTTTGATGATGAGCTTGCGCTTAAATCTAAATGGGCTAAGACCCCAAGGGTTAGCTGGGCAGCGTATCAGAAGATACAACCCAGTGATGAGGAGATCCAGCGATGGCATCAGGAATATCCTAACGCCAACTGGGCTGCGATAACCGGCATTACCTTTGTGGTCATCGATGCTGACTCAGATGAGGCAGTCGAGTGGATATCTGGTGGTGGTATCACACAAAGCCCTTTAGTGCAACGTACTCCTAGGGGTGGCGCTCATTACTTTTATGGTGTAGGGCAGCACACAGTGAGGACCGGAGCCGGGGCCAACAAGATCGATACCCGTGGCGTGGGCGGCTATGTGATGATCGCACCATCAGCCGGGTACGCCATGCACTGTAATCAATCGGTTGGCCTGACATCGATGGATGAGCTCCCCTGGTTGACCGAGGAAGACATCACATCTATCTCCTTGTTCAACAGTGACGGCGAGATCGAGCCCACCCTGCGTGACAAGCTCAACGATGATGCCGTTGCGGAAGGTGGTCGCAACGATAAGCTTGCCAGACTTGTAGGCAAGTGGATCAAGGAAGGCTGGGGCATGAGGGAGATACAGATCAAGGCCCAAGATTGGGCTCAGACCTGTGATCCCCCAATGAACATCGTCGAGACAGCCACCACGGTGATGTCTATCTGCCAAGGACACATCAAACGAAACCCGAATGACATCAACGCTGGTGTCAATGAATGGAAGACCAGCGAGTGGCAGACCCAGATCAGCGAGGATCTCAAGGAGATACAGGATCAGGAAGACCCAGTGCTGGTTGCCGAGGAGCCCAGTGAGCGTGGACCTCTTGGTCTAGTACCCTTCAGCCATAAGGAATGGCAAGAAGAAACGCAAACAGATAGCGTCGAACAGTACTGGGGTGATGCCTTTGTATTTAAGAACAGTAGAATTCTGCTGCTGGGTAAACCAAAGATCGGTAAGTCTAATTTCCTAGGCGCGTTCGCGGCGGGAGCAACGACAGGCACAGATTTTATGGGTGTGCCATTCGTTAAACCTCTCAAGGTGATCTGGTTTCAAGCAGAGATCATCAAAGAATTCCTGAAGGATAGGATCGAGACATACTTCAGGAGGTTCGGTGATGATGAAGACATGGTACGCATGGGGTACGACAACCTCATCGTGTCAGGCCGGTTACGAAAAAACTTAATGACTGACCAAGACATCCAAGCATTCCACGAAGAGATACAGTTTCACAAGCCTGACCTCATCATGATTGATCCCATCATTAACTTCTTTGATGGCGAGGAGAACAGCAACACAGAGATCCGTAAGCTGCTTGATCGGGTGGATAAGCTTGCAGAGATGAACAACTGCGCGGTCATGTTGGCTCACCACACAGGTAAGGAGAGGGCGGATGATAAGACCTTCATGTCAGCCCGTGGTGGGTCCGTGTTCGCAGGATGGTTCGACAGTGGTATCAAGCTGGCCGGTGAGAAACCTAATGTCTCCTTCTACTATGAGGCGCGTAACGCAAAAGATCCTGATGAGCACCTCGCCTTCTTTGACTTTGAGCTAGGTGTCTGGACTGTCAGTGACCTCGGCAAGAGGCAAACGAAAGTTGTATCTCCTGAGGATGAGGTGGAGATAGCAGGCATCGTGTTGAAGGGAATGAAAGTAGATACCTACTATAAACGTGCTGAGTTGGAGCTAATTGCCAAGGCTCAGTTGCGTAGACACAACAAGGCTAATGGTCAGAAGGCATGTATGAAAGCAGTTAGCTATGTGCAAGGAAACCTAGGTCATAAGGTGCTGACCTTCAGCATCCCAGGCCAAGCGATGTGGCACTACCTCGCGGAATCAACCGCACAAAAACCATGGGAGATAGAGTGATGGATCGTTGGCCCTCTTATGTACCGAAAGAACATAGACGTTCATGGGTGTCTCTAGGAACAATGAATAAATGGTTTACAGTTGGAGGTTTGCAGGCATTAAGCTACATAGCAAAAGCGGAAAGGTCTGGCAATCCTATAAGACATAGCATTCACAATGGAAGTAAGTTTTACAGGGCTTTGGATGTGATAGCCCGCGCCAGAGCAGAGTGCATGGAGATAGATCAAACAGCTACGGCACTTAAAAAGTCAGGCCGCCTTGAGATATCTAAGGTTCGATTAGAGTTAGAAAAGGAAGCTCAAGACTTAAAGTCAAAGGCATCTCATGAAATTAAGATGAACTTATTAAGCGATACGTTGACGGGTAAATACATGTTGGATGTCAGTGAGATTGTTGCTAAGTCTGCGCCGTTCAAATCAAAGTGTGGTGTTTATTTTTTAATTCAAGACGATCAAGTGGTATACGTTGGTCAGTCTGTGTCTGTAGACACAAGAGTAAGAGATCATGCAAACAACAAGTATGAAGTTAAGGTATTTGATCGTTACGCTTACATCCCTTGCGAAAAAAAGCAATTAGATGTACTGGAAAGCTTATACATTCACGCCTTAAATCCCAAGTATCAAGGCAGGCAATCATCCCAAAGATATCCTGCCGCACCTTTTAGCTTTCCACAACTTATGAATATGGTTAAGCATTAGCACACCTCATAAAATATTTATTTAACAAAGGAGAAAAGCACGATGAGTATTTTTACACAGTTTAAAAACTGGGCGGCAGGAATGTATCAAACATTTTGGCGTAACAGGCGGGGGTTTGACAGGATGCTGACTGAACTCAAAGAGTTTAGAGAAGATCAAGCAGACCTTGAAGTAGATAAGGACGAGCAGCCACGGGATTCCAGGGGTAGGTTCCTGCCCAAGACAGATGATGTCGAGCGGTATCACGGCAAGACCGACAACAGAATAGAGAGGCCATAGTATGAAGCTGACTAACAAGAAGAACATCAAGCAGGAGTACATCTTCAAAGCGAAGGTGGTCCGGGTCATCGATGGTGACACGATTGATATCGACATCCCGATGGGGTTCGGCATCACAAAGACTAAGCAGCGGTGCCGGTCACATGGTATCGATACACCTGAGTCGCGGATCAATACACGGCGTCAGCCTGAGCGGATCAGGGAGAAAGAGATGGGCCTTGAGGGTAAGGCGAGGATGAAGGTGCTCTGTGGTAAGGAGGTGTACATAGAGAGCCTGGATGGGGGTAAGCTGGACAAGTACGGGCGATTGTTAATCAACCTGTATACCCTAGATGGCATCAACATCTCAGCGACACTGATCAACGAAGGTCTGGCAATTAAGTATGATGGCGGGAGAAAGAAACATGTCTGGGCATGATGCAGTAAACCCAAGTCATTACAAGGAGGGCAATGTCGAGTGCATCGATGCGATCAAAGCAAGCATGAGCGCGGAGGCATTCAAAGGATACCTGAAAGGTAACAACATCAAGTACCTGTGGCGATACGAGAGTAAGCAAACAACTAATCAACTTGAAGATCTCAAAAAAGCACAGTGGTATCTTGATGAGTTGAAGAAGGTTGTATCAAAGGAGAGGAATTTATAGGGGCGTTCGTGCGTCTCTGGGAGGGGTAAAAAGTATAAGCGTTTGGCTTTGGGTATCCAAAACCCTCGGTCGGGCTAAACCTTGTATTTTTTGCTGTGGAAACTAGCTTGATGCACTAGCCCCAAAACGCATCACCTAATTTATTTAAGGAACGAAACCAATGAGTGAAATGGATGTGGACTACGACTTCGATGCCCAGCGTGAGGAAAGTATCAGGCTGCTTGAAGCAACAGAGAGTATAGCTAATTCGCTTGAGCGTATTGTAGAGCTAATAGAACAAGGAATAATGAACGATGGGTAAGTTGGTTAAGATAGTAAGAACGTGTCCTAAGTGTAAGACAACAGAGCCAGAAGCGTTCAGCGGTAGGGCTAAGAGTTATCAAGCGCCGTGCCTGATCTGTGCAAGGAACAGTGACCTGGATGCTAAGAAGGCAGTGATCGAGAAGCAGTCAATGTTTGCGGAATACATGAGGCCGTGTAAGCCTTGGTTCTTCAAGCATGTGCCTGTGATTGAGCCTCACAACCCATGAGAGGGTGGGATAATGTCAAGAGCCGGCTTTTGATTTAAAAAGATGCCTTGAGAGGGATGAAAAAAGGAATTAAAACATCCCCCTCAAAGCAAGATCCCAGGCTGGAGAGTACAGCCTAACGGAGTACAAGGATCGAGATTATCTTAGCACAACTATAACAGGTGATGTCCAGAGTAATGATGAAGGAGATAGTAGGATGGGTGATAAATGGGTGAGGGTATGATCGCAAGCGTGGTGACAATGTACCTGATGACAGGATGGGGAACGTGGTTAGAGCACTCATCGTATGATGATATGAGGCAGTGCATGGCCGTCGAGGAGAGCATACGACAGGAGGTTTGGTACGAAAAATTCAACACAATCTGCGTAGCTTTTTATGAAGATCAGAGTGTCGCGGATTTATCTTACGGCGGAAAGTTAAAGTGATTTCGAGGGCGGAGGTAGGTGCAATCGGGGCCGAAATAAATTTTGCGCCTACCCCCCTTTTGAAAAATAAAGTTCAACAATATCAAGGGTTTAGGGGTAGGTGCAGTAGGTGCAGCGTTGCACCGCCTTGCAAGCGTTGCACCGTCCTCTACAGCCCAGTAAAAACGGGTAGGTGCATAGGTGCACATGGTGCATCCCTAAAGGGAGAGATATATATATACATAATCTCTACCACACTCCTCTAGGGTGGGAAGGGAAAAAAAAGAAAGCGAAAGTTAAATTAGGAGATTTTAAATGAGTGATGTGAGTGAGAATAAAAATCAAAATATGCTGATGCATCCAGAGGAATTTGCGAAGAGAGGTTTATCCAGGAAGAAGCGATTGTCTGAGAAGCAGGAGAAGTTCGTGCAGTTTTTTGTCTACCACGACCTGACCAAGAAGGAGTGTGCTCTCAGGGCTGGATATAAAAGTCCAAGCGTAGCTGCCTCGACCATGCTACATGGTGTGCAGTTCAGTCATGTGCAGGATAGGATCGCGGAGCTAACAGAGTCCAAGCAACTCAAGTACGGTATCACTTTTGATAAGGTATCGAGGGATCTTCAGATGATTAGGGATGCAGCGTTGGAGGATGGTGCGTATGGTCCTGCAGTCCAAGCAGAGATGGGGAGGGCCAAGCTTGCAGGATTGATGATTGATAAGAAGGAAATCAAAACGGGGACTATTGACCAGATGGATAGAGGTGAGGTAGAGGCTAGGCTCAGAAATCTAATTGATAAGCATGAGTTGGTACAGACAGATGCAGTAGTTGTCGAGGGAGAGATCGAGGAGGAAGAGGTGGATGATGGTGAGTATGAGGATGTGGAGGAGGATGTGGATGTCGAGGATGAGGATGAGGGTTGGGATGATAATGATGATGAGGAGGTAGATAAAGATGAGTGATCGAGAAGTTTTTATTATTGAGGACACTGAGACAAAGTTGATTGATGGCTATTACCTTTCTCATAAGATGGCAGTGAGGTCTGCAGCAAGCTATGAAAGAAAAATAGGGCATCCCATGGAGGTCAAGCTAATGAAAAATATTGAGTGGATGGACAGGCAAATCACAGAAGACGGTAAGCTGCTTCATATCGAGGATGATGTAATGATCAAGTACAGCGAGGCATACAATCAATAGAGATGAGGGCGCTATGCCCTCCACACCTCCGGTCTGAATGAATGGCGCTTGCGAGTTTTCTTGGTGACCCTGCGCTTGTTAAGGATGGATGTCTTTAACTTATGCATGGCAGTACGATGGCCAACTGAGCAGTACCTGTCACCCTTCTCTTTGTTGTTCGCACTAGTGAAAGGTTTGCCACACCAAGTACAGGTGCGAGCTATTGGCTTATGGGATTGGTGCAGGGTGGATGAGTTCCACCTCACACCACCTCTGGTTTCTTTACCTCGCATTCAACGCCTCCCATGCTTTCGCTGCAGTCTGAGGGACTACTCCATTTCCCAAGAGCCTAATGCGGTCCACTCTGTCGGCACACCCATCAACCACTCGACCCACGTTGGGTTCAGACAACCAGTTGTGTTCTTGGATGCGTACACGGCTCTGGCAAGTTGGTCTGTTCGATTTCTGGTTGAGCCATCGTGATTCACTGAGGTCTTCGCCATGCCGGGCGTGTCCTTCCAATCTCTCGCTGATGGTGTCGGCCATACGTTGTGCCTCGCCATTGATTCCAGTGAGTGTCTCACCTTGCCCGTCCTTCCTGCCGACCCACCTTGGTTGCTCCCGTATGGGGTGGCTGATGGTGTTGGCAAGGATGTAGACTCGCTTGCGTTGATGAGGTGCGCCAACTTCAGCCGCGCTGAATATTCCCCACGCTGTACTGTAACCATCTTCTTCCATGTCGCTGAGGACAGAGGAGAGTCCAAGCGAGATGTGTCCTTCGACGTTTTCAAAGAAGCATTGAGTAGGTCTAATTGCGTTGATATGTTCTCTGATGTAGGGCCAGAGGTGTCGGGGATCTTCTTCTCCCTTGCGCCTTCCCGCTGCGCTAAATGGTTGGCACGGGTAGCCTCCAGTGATGAGGTCAACGCAGTCTCGAAAGAGATGTGCTGGGAAGGTTTTAAGATCCGTGTAAATAGGTGCGGGATCCAGTTGACCCGATTCCATCTTGTTGACCAAGTTCGTAATGGCGTAGGCTTCGATCTCCACATAAGCGAGGACTCGATGGTTGGTGCCAGCAAGGTCAAGTCCTCTTTCGATGCCACCGTATCCGCTACAAAAGCTAATGACGTTGAGGGGTCTGTTAGATTTAAGTTCCTTGGAAGTATCCACATTGTGATTCCTTTTTTAAGATTAGATTAGGCTACCGTTAGCCACAGTTTTAGTTGGGTGGTGGGGTTAAGCGTGTTCAATAAGATGTAATCAAAGTGCTTGCCGATTTTCTTTAGGGCTTTTTTTGAATTCTCAATGTGAGGTTTAGTTGAACGCTTGTCTGTTGCATAGAGTAAACCCTTTCCGCTGTTCGCATCCCTGTCGATGATGTGGATGTGCCTGCGTAATGCTTTGTCCATCTCCTTTGTGGTCAACTGTTCGTTGATCAGTGAGCCAACAGCAATGTCAAGGTAAGCAAACTCAAGATCCATCTCTTTGTAAAAAGAAAAGTCTGAATCTTCTTTTGATCGGATCTCTTCGTACTCATGCCATCGTTCTGTCTTGCAGTAGTTCTCTGCAATGTCGATAGCCTTGCGGTATAGCTTGCGACCTTCTTCTTTTGGTGGGGTGTAGTAGTTGTTGCCACCTCGGCCATCGTTCTCTACGCGCATGACCTTGGTGCCATCGACATAGATGTGAGCGTTGAAATGGTGCGTGTCGTTGGAGCTTACTTTGTTCTGGCTTAGTGATCGGATCTCCATGCCAGCGCACACCTCCGAGGCGAGGCGTGTGTTGGCGATAGAATCTTTGATCCATTGTGATTGGGTTCTCATGTCAGCATCCCCATCATTAATTTCTTCATGGCAGGCTTGAGCTTCGCATGTAACTCTGACTGCGAGTATGAGGCAGCGCATGTGCGACAGATGTAAACTGCATTGTCATTGAACTCGATGGTGTCGTATGGGCTGTCACGCTTAACATCTTTGTTGCATACACCGCATTGACCCATGATCTCGTAGCTATTATTGCTCATGATGTGAACTCCTTTTTCTTTAGGTTGAAGTTGTCGCGGATGTGAATCAATCCTTGCTCAAGACTGTATGCATCTTTTAGAAAGCCGCTGTCGCTTGGGGTGCAACCGAATGAGATGTCGTAGTAGTCATCATCTTGGTCACCATCGATTGAGTAGATGGAGAATATGCATGGCGTGTCTGTGCGTAAGCCTATCCATGCATCGATCATGAAGGTGGCCATTTCAAAATCAGAGTATGGCTCAAGGTTTAGTGGATTGATTAACCAAGTAACACCATTGTGCTTGTAGGATAGGTGCGTAAACCCACCGCCAGAATTTTCTTGAGCGAGGTCAAACTTGGTGATGATGTCGTTGACTTCAATCTCAGTTTTCTTGTTGAGGATTGCATCGAGATAGGTGTATCCGTCTATCTCCATGTTGTCGGGTAGGTCAAGCGGTCTGAAGCGTAGGAAGTAATCGTTAACACCTTCTTCTTTTTCTTCGTAGTCAGACCATCTGATCAATGCCGATTCAACAAAACGAATGACGTAGTCAAAGTTCTTTTCAAGGTAGTCGATGTTGATCTTGCGGCCTAGTGTTACACCTCCGGTCAATCGTAGAACCGACTTCGACATCTTGTATTCAAAGGTAACCGTACCATCTTTGATGGTGGCGCTGTAGCTTGCGACTTTGAGGACCGCGCACTTGCGGCCTAGCTCTGTGTACTCTCTTATTAGAATGTGATTGTTATCCATGGTGATTCCTTTTTTAGTTTTGCTTGCGGCCTTCCCCGTTAGATCACGGGGAGTGTTGGGTTCTCTTCATCGCTGGTTGCGAGTGCTCCGGCATCGTTTCCTTCATCGTCACGCATTGGGAATATGTAACTGCCATCGTCGAAAATGATCACGATAGGGCTGCTATAGAAGTCAGAATCTGCGGCCTCCTCTTCTGTCATATACCGCACGGCTGCGATGGTCTTGCCTACTAGCATGTTGCGGGCTGTCCATTCCCATCTTGCGCGTGGTGATTGTTCTGGTTTAGGTGCTGCTTTTTTCTGTGTCATGGTGTGCATTCCTTTTTTGGGGGGGGGTGATGCGACCTATGCGGCCGCGATGATGTCGGGATTGATTACGAAATCGGATTTTTCGACGGTAGATTTATCGGCTTTCGATCTCTTGTATTTCAAGCCGATGATTACCTTGCCAGCATTCAGATTGATTAGATCGGATTGATCACCATCAATGACGCGGCGACCCATGAAGCGATAGCTTGGGTCTGTTGGTATGCGAGTGAACACTACACTTATGGGTGCGTCAGTTTTCAGTGCGCGTTTTACTTGCGTTTGGTACTTGGGTGCGCCTGAAAAGCTGAACATAAGATTATAATTCGATGGTGTTTTACCTATTCGCTGCGCGATCTTGGTGTAATCGTAGAATGTAATGTTCGGAAATAGTTGGGGGATACCATGGCGCTCCCACTGGATGTCGCTTATAACATTGAGTCTGACTATTGGCTTGACGTTTGTTTTAATGCAAAGCTTCTCGAAGTTTTTTAGTTCGCGTATTAACTGAGAGAGAAAAGCTTGCGTATCATTGTGAAAGTAATCCGTTTTACGCTGGCGACCTTGCGCGACATTGTCAAAGCGACCGCGTCCAGATGATTGCAAACATAGTTCATTGCATCCAGCAGCAATGGACCATGGGCAGAGTATGCTATCTGGCATAAGCGATAGACTCGCTATTCTCACAGCCTCCTTTATGGATGCATTCAATTCTGTTTTCTTTATCTTGGTGTTTGCGGTGCCTGTATCTAATAACTTCATGATGTTGCTTCCTTTTATGGGTGTATTGCATTGTAGTTCCTAATTGTATCAATTAAACATAAGAAAAGAAAAGGTTTTAATTGTAGGTAAATTGTGATTGATATCCCATTTTCCCGCGCATACAAGGCGCAATGTATTTTGTTTGCTGTTTTACTTGCGGCCTTGCGCGAATGCGTAGAGCTTGCGGCCTCACGCGATAGCATAGAGCTTGCGGCCTTGCGCATTATTACTTGCGGCCTTATGCGATAGGTCCAGCATAGAGCTCTCACGCCAGGCGCGACGCGCCAGGACCATAAATTCTAGGCAAAAAAAAGGGGAGCTCTCGCTCCCCCCTAGTTCCCGATTAGTTAGATGATCCATTCCTCTGGATGTGGTGATAATTCCTGTAATGATATTGATTGAGCGGCGGAATCAGGATCGACCATGCCGGCATCGCATTTAGTATTGTCGCGAAACCCGCAACCATTAATTGCGAATGATCGGCCGGCCGTTTTGTAATCCATGCCGTGATCACCTACTTCGTGTAGATAGTAGTGGTCCCATGGTTCTCCGCAATGTTGGCAATGTATATCGCTCATTCTTCTACTCCCTTTTCGTTTTAGGTTTGGGGGGATTGCTCCCCCCGATTGGTTTAGTTGTAGTCCGCGGCCAGCTCTTGACCCAGCGATTTAACTTCTGCGTAGTCGGAAGGATCAATAATCAGCGTAGACTGTTTGCCAGTTTCCTTTCCGTATCGCTCCAACTGTCTTATGAATTTCTCCCCCCATAATTGTTGTAAGACCCAGCGATTGGCATCTGACAACTGGCTGAATAGTTCGTGCATATCTCCCAGCCTACTCGCAGCCTTATAGGTGTGGTCTGAATCTAATCCCGATGCTTCTAAATGTACTCTATACTTATCCATGGTGCTTTCCTTTTGGTTATGGGGGGATTATTCCCCCCGATTGGTTTACTTGATTGCGATAACGAATGATCCAGTAGGTGGCTTGGTGCTTGGTTCTCTCCATGACACCTCGCCATCAAAATGATCGAATCTAAACTTAAGCTTTCGATCTACTGTCACGCAATTGATCACGCCGTTCGGTATGTCGCGGAATGCTACACCTGCAGCATTCACTATCAACGAAGGCCGGACCGCATCCCGCATACCGCCTTCAGCTGTCTTGACCGTTAGCCTGTCGGCTTTGTTCTGCGCACTTGCTAGTCTACGCTTTGCCGCTATGTACTTCGCAAACTCTCTCTTACTCATACTCTTAACTCCGTTAGTTAGTCAGTTAGTACTTACTTACTTATCTCTCTCGTTTTGTCTCAAGTGATAAGATAGAGCTATCTTAATCATATTAACAATGAAAGTACAATACTGATTTAACAATGAATCTAAACAATAACACTTGACATTGTAAAAAAAGGCAGGCATCGAATGATTAGGTTAGTTAGTACTCACTAACATCATCCTGATTAACAGTCTTATCTCTTGACTTGGGTATTCCCGAGGCAATCAATGCCCTAGAATTTTACTAGGTTCCCTAGGGACCGACTGGCGTTTTTTTGAGATCTTTTTTTTGCCGACCCCGACCCCCCCTTTTGTGTTGTGATATTACATATATATATATAATATCATTTCACGCATACAATCCTGTCGGTAAACCATTCTGAGCACTTTGTCCCATATTCCCGAGTCGGACATGAAAGAGATCCTATTGCTCAGGGATAGGCTTACGATGCTGGAGTCCCAGGGCAAGTGCCAAGAATCCTTCATGGAGTACGTCAGATACATCTGGGATGGGTTTATTGAGGGTGAGCACCACCGACTTATCGCAGACAAGCTCACAGAGGTCGCTCAGGGCAAATGTAAGCGTTTAA